CTAGAAATCTATGTACTTCGCAAAGCGTTCTCCGATGTCATCCTTTGCTTGCTTGGTTATGTGGGTATAAACGTTCATGGTCGTTTTCAAGTCTGAATGTCCCAAGCGATGTTGGACTTGCTTCAAAGTCATACCAGCGTCAAAACAAAGGCTGGCATGTGTATGTCTGAAGCCGTGGATTTTAATCGGACGCAGGTCGCTACCTTCCACAATTTTGATAAGCCACTTTCTGGGCAAGGTGCTTGGAATCGGCTTTTTAAATTCATTTTCAAAAATGTATTTGGTATTTGGGTTCTGCTTTCTCCATTTTTTCAAAATACTTTTTGTTTTCTTGTCCAGACTAATCAGTCGCTTACTGCTGACCGTTTTTGTGTTACCTATTTCTTCGCCTGCAAAACCTCTTGTAATAGCCTTATTTATGTCCAGAGTATTATCTGTCCAGTCTTTCCATTCAAGGGCTAAAATCTCCCCTTTTCGTGCCCCTGTGAAGGCTAGAAGACGGAATAGAGTTATCTTCTCTAGATCCTTTGTTTTAGCAACAAGTTTCAAGAACTTTTGAAGTTCATCTTTGTTGTAAAAGTCGCTTTTGATATCAGACTTCTTTCTTGTCGAGGTAATCACGCTATCAACTGGATTGGTTTCAATGTAGCCATGCCTGATTGCGTACTTAAAAACATTATTCATCAATCCTTTTAACTTACGACCATAAACTAATTTTCTAGACCATTCATTGGCCTGCTCTTGCATTTGAAGAGGAGTGATACTGGCTATTTTCCTATTGCCCAAAACTGGATAGATGTGATTCTTGAAATTCCTAGAAGTCTTGATGTAGGTACTTTCTTGGACAGTTTCAGAGTAATCTTTGAGCCATTTTTTTGCGATTTCCTCAACCGTGATTTCTTTCCTACTCTGTTCTCCATTTTCAATATCTTCTTGAAGTTGGAGTAGTGCTGCCCTTGCTTTTGCTTTTGTAGCAAATCCTTTTTTGCGAGCGTACTTACTTTTTCCATTTTCTTTTCCAACATAGACTATGAAACCATAAGCTGTCTCTCCGTTTTTCTTTTTATAAGACTTTATTTCCATTGATTTTTACCTCATTTCTTGATAAAATGGGTATAGTAAAAAGGGCTTTTTAATGCCGTTTACTATACATGGATATCCTCACACTCAAAGTTTGGCGATGGAGAGTGTGGGGATTTTTTTATTTAATTATTTACTTTGACTTTCATCGATTTATTGACGATACCACTTTCTTCTGCAAGTGTTGTGTTATCTTCCGCTTTCACATATAGGTGAGGCGAGTTAGCATAACTCAAATCATAGCCATTTTCTATTGCCCAATTTTTAAAAGTGCTTTCTTTAATTTGGTACAGTTTGTCAGCGATTTGTTGAATTTCTACTTTAGAGTAATATTTGACATCTTGAGGAAGATACAAGTGGATAACATTATTACCTACAGGCTGAGTTGTAATCTGAAAACCTGTATCTCCTAGCTGGTTATTGATTTCGGTAGTCAAATGGTTAGCGAATTCTGTGTTAGATGCTTCTGTATATTCAGGTCCATCATTTTTTGTTTTTTGGGATGACTTCGCTTTACTTTTTGATTTACTACCTTTCTCTTCTTTTGAATTTTCCGTGCTTTCGGAACCATCAGATGAGGATGATGAGGTGACCTCTGTTGTAGCTGATTTTGTTTTTTCAGTATTTTTAGATGGGTTCTTTGAAATACTATTTATAACACCGATAGCTAAGAAAGCTATTATCACCCAGAACCATACTCTTTTATAAATTGGCTTAGAATTTTTTCTTTTGTTCATGTTTCTTTTGTTCATGTTTTTTCTCCTTTTAATTTTCTATTGGCATGAATTTTCCGACTATTTTTCCAATAATTCTCGGGTCTTCTTCATATGGTGCGAATTTATCTTTATATTTGTTATTGATAGAGACTAGTCTAAGACCGTCTTTTTCTCTATAAACTTTTTTAATGTAAGTTTGGCCATCCCACTCAACTGCATAAACAGCACCATCGTAGTCAAAACCTGTTTCTTTGATAAGGACGACCTCTCCATTCATGTACTTGGGTTCCATGGAATCTCCGAAAACCCAAGAAGCAAAATCGTGGTCTAGGTCTTTGTCATAAAAAACAGTGTCATAGTTCCCATCGTTGAAGTATGAAAAGCCAGTACCAGCTGAAAGTTTTTCATATACCTTGTATTCAAATAAGTCTTCCTCTAATGAAATAACTTTGTTAGACTGCTCGCGCAATTGGTTCTCTGTAAAATCCAAAACCTTTTGTTTTCTAGGAGCAGTAAGCTTTACAGCTTTTTCAGTTATTTTCTGAACAAGAGGGGAAGTAGGTATCTTCAGTTCTTGGACAGGGGTATCGTCTGACATGGGAACATTATATCCCATTAACCAAGCTTCAGAGACGCCCAATGTTTTAGACAATAAAACAAGTTTATCTTGATCAGGAGAAGATTTTCCTGAAACGTATTGTGACAAAGCACTCTTACCCATTTTGATACCAAGTTCTTTTTGAAGTGGTAAAGAACTATTCAAGATATCTACTTGTCTAAGATTTCTTTCAGACAGAATTTGTTTTAGTCGTAAAGATGTTGTAATTTTCATATTTAACACTCCGTTCTCAATAATAATTATATATCTATTTGAACAAAAGTTCAAGCGGAAAAACAAAAAGTTCAAAAAAAATAAACTTATGTATTGACAAGCCAAAAAATAAGGAGTAGAATTATAATTACAAAAGTTCAAGCAACTTGAACAAAAGGTAGAAAGGAGAATAAATGAAATTTGATTATTCAAAATTGAATGGAAGAATTACTGAAATTTTTAATAGCCGGAAAAAATTCGCTAAAGCTATGAAACTTTCAGAACGAAGTATTTCACTTAAATTAAATAATCAGCGTTATTGGAAAAACAACGAAATTACAATAGCTTGTGATCTGTTACTTATTCCAGATAACCAAATAGGAGATTATTTTTTTAAACCAGAAGTTCAAGATACTTGAACTAAATAAAACTAGAAAGGAACATTATGAACGAATTAAAAATAAGAGAAGATGGTATTTATTTGAATAACCAAAAATTAAAAGGTGTGCAAGCAATCAAAACAAAAAGCACGGTTGAAAGCCACCATGCTATTGTCTACTTAAAATTTATTGCCAAGCTGATTTGAAATGAGGTTGGTAATAACTTGTGATGAGATATCTTTAAGGACATCCAGTGAAAAAGAACCAACATTCTTTGCTATATCTTTTGTTCGATTCCAATTGTTATCTTGGCGAATATCATTGATGAACTTATGACCATAAGGAGATAAATCTTGAATTGAGAAACCACCAAAATAATGTTGTACGTCGAGAAATAAGCCACTATGTTCACATTGTCTGACATGATAAAGTAGCTCTTCTTGTGAATATTTTGGAACAAGTTTTTCATATAGTTTATCCTCTGAGACATCATTGGAGTATGTTGAATACTCTTCAACAACAAAAAGGATATCACGGATACAATCAGGATTTAATTTCATCAGAATTACCTCGTTTTATTTTGATTATACCACATTTGAAAGGAACACTATGAACGAAATTTTTAATTTTCACGGGCAGGAAGTCCGTACTTTGACAATTGATGACGAACCTTGGTTTGTCGGGAAGGATGTTGCGGATATCTTGGGATATGCAAATTCAAGAAAAGCAATTTTTGACCATGTAGATGATGACGATAAGACTGATGGGGTAACGATTCGTGACGCCATGGGTAGAAATCAAAACCCTATCATCATCAACGAATCTGGTCTCTACTCTCTTATCTTATCCAGCAAGTTGCCTCAAGCTAAGGAGTTCAAGCGCTGGGTGACATCAGAGGTCTTGCCAGCTATTCGCAAGCAGGGCGGTTTCATTCGCGAGGATTTGGACGAGGATGCCTTCATCGCTCTGTTTACTGGCCAGAAGAAATTGCGGGAGCAACAGGCGACCATGCTGGAAGATATCGACTACCTCAAGAGCGAGCAACCGATTCATCCAAGCTATGCTCAGTCGCTCCTGAAGAAGCGTAAGGCTAGGGTTGTGGCTTGCTTAGGTGGTATTGACAGTCCAGCTTATGCTGATAAGACTTTCGCTCAGTCAGTCTTTAGACAAGCTGAGATTGATTTCAAGGATCATTTCAATATTAGTCGCTATGACTTGCTACCCAAGAAGCATGCGGATGCCGCTCTAGCTTACTGGATGACGTGGGAGCCAAGCACCAATACCAAGATGAAGATTATGGAAATGAACGCATTTAGTCAAGTGTAGGAGGAAAGAAAATGAGACCAAGACGATATCCGTATAGCAGGATAAAACGAAAATTAACAATAAGCGCAGGAAATATAAGCACTAAGAATTTATCAGTTGGTTCTGTCGATGAGAAACAACTTCAAAAGACGATAGAGAAGTTAAAGAAATTAATGGGGTGTTAATAAAGTATGGAACAATACAATTTACCTAAAATCGAAATTGAGTGCGAAAAATTTACTGAACATACAGATAGCTTTTTTAAATTCCCAAGACATGAGTATCACTTTGCTAATGGTTATGGTGCCAGTGTAGTTCACAATAAGCATTCGTACGGACTTGAATTGGCAGTCGTCAAACACAACAAGAAAACAGGTTCGTGGGACTTAGATTATGAGTCAGGAATAACCGATGACGTGATTAGGTACATTAATGGCAAAGACGAATTGGAAGAAATTCTCATTAGAATTTCAAATTTATAAACAAAAAAGCACCTGACGGAAATCAGGCGCATATTAAAAAATATTTACAAGAGGATTATAACATGAACACTACTTCAAATTCAAATAAAATTTTAACAACCACAGATTACGATATGTTTAGAAAAATCAGCAATAGAAAAATCACTGAAAATCCTAAACTTGAAGAAGAACTTTTATCAGAAGGTCAACGTCAACCAATTTTAGTAAATGGGAAGATGGAAGTTATTGACGGGCAACATCGTCTGTATTACTTGAGAAAGCATAGAAAACCAGTGCGATTCATAGTTGACCCTACGGCTAATTTTAAGACGGTAATTTCGATGAATACATCGGCCGTCAATTGGGCATTACAAGATTATGTGTATTCTTTCTCTTTAGAAGGAGACCCAGAGTTTATTAAATTAGCTAATTTTTTAGATGAAAATGAATTGCTTAGCGATAGGATGGTAATCATAGCTGGTTCAGGAAGACGCGATGGTACAGCTACAGTGGTTATCAAAAAATTAAAAAAAGGCGATTATGTATTTTCAAACGAAAAACAGTTAAGAGAGTTTTGTAAGTTCTACGAACGCGTTTTAAACGAAACAAAACTTCCTAACAAACCATTTCTACAATCTGTTTTATGGACTTTGTATACGACATCTGTTTTTGATGAAAATAGAATGTTGACGCAATTGAAAAAGTCGGATTTGACGTCAGAAGCTATTGAAGGATTTTCAAAGAAAAAATTGTTATTAACTTTTTTAGAAACCTATAACGGAAGATGGAGTGATGATCACCCTTCTTTAATTCAATACTTCATCAACAGAAAAGGGTCGTTAACAATTCCTAGTTTGCCTAAACAGGATGAAGATAATTAAAAAAGAGGGGAAAATGCCAATGGCAGTCGATTTGAATGAATTGGTTGAAGCAGCAGTTGAAAAAGCTTCAGAAAGAATTATTGAACTTGTTCTTCAATCTATACAAGAAGCAGAGAGACGAAGTTCAAGGAGAACTCACTGGGCGCCTATCAAAGAGGTTCAGGCAGAGACAGGTTGGGGGCGTAAGAAAATTGAAGATTTCAGAGACGCAGGGAAATTCCGCTACCAGCAAAATGCTAAAGGCGGTAAATACTTATATGACATGAACGATGTACTTCGGTTTCAAAGTCAGTTAGCAAAATAAAGGAGATTAAAAAATGTTTGAACCACCGATTTTAGACCAGCTGATGGGTGTTGGTGCTCTGCTGATTGGATTTGCAGGGGCTTGCCGTCATATCAAATTGCAAGAACAACGCAAGGAAGAAGAGAGACGAGAAGAGCAAGAATTTGTGTCTATGATTATCCAAGGCTATAACCATGCATACGAACGTGGTAGAGAGGACAAATGGCAAGAAATCCGTCGAAATATCCGTAGAGAATTCAAAGGATTCACCTATGACAACGAACCGCCTCAAGGTTTGCGTCCTGAGCCATTAGCTTTGCCAGAACCTAAAATGCACATCTTGAAGTGAGGAGGTCAGGGAATGGAAGAATTGATTAAATGGCTTGAAACCAAAGAAAAATTAAACAGGGAAATGATTTCTGACGAGGAAACATCGGACTTTAACCTATATCTAGAAAATGATAATGATATCATGTTCATGATCAAGGAATACCTGAATGATTATGGCAAGCTAGCCAAAGACTATCGAGTTCTATCGTCTGAAAATCGTCTACTTAAGCTTGAAAAAATGGAGTTAGAGGGTAGGCACATCTATGAGGATATGCGGATGAAGTACCGTGCCAATCGTAGGAAATGGGGTGCTCGGTATGTCTGAAATCAAGTGGATAAAAATCACAACGGATATTTTTGACGATGAAAAGATTTGCCTGATTGATGCCTTACCTGATCCTGATGCCATCTTAGTGATATGGTTCAAGATTTTGACACTTGCTGGAAAACATAACAGTAATGGTTTGCTGATGATGACTGATAAGGTTCACTATACAGATGAAATGTTAGCTACTATTTTTCGTAGACCATTGAATACAGTAAGAATGGCCATTGGAGTCTTTGAACAGTTCGGGATGATTGAGATTATCGATGGAATCATTAGCCTGCCAAATTGGGAAAAACATCAAAACGTTGATGGAATGGAGAAAATCAAGGAACAGACACGTAACCGTGTAGCCAAATACCGTAAAAAACAGAAAAATATTGCTCTTGGTAACGTTACCTGTAACGTTACAGTAACGGACGGTAACGCACTAGAAGAAGATAAGAATAAGAATAGATTAGATAAAGATAAGAAAAGAATAACTACTACTAGTAGTGGTAGTGAAGAAAATATTTTAGAACTTTTTCAATCAGAATTTCGTAGGCTCTTATCTGGATTTGAGATTGAAGAAATCAACCATCTCCTAAATGAGAATGATGTGGATTTAGTGAAAGAAGCACTGAAGACTGCTATTAACTCAGGAAAGCCTAACATCAAATATATTGGTGGTATTTTAAGAAATTGGCAGATGAACAATGTTACGACTGTTGAGCAGGTTCGTCAATCAGAGAAGAAGAACAAGGATAAGAAAGAAGAACAGGAGGCCAAAGACGAATGGGGGTACTAGAACTAATTGAACAATTCGAGATAGACTATTATCAGTTAAGCTACGAAAAGAAAACTCTTTTAGCAGACCAACCAATTCATCAAGTGATTGCCTGCCTGTCTGAAATGGCTAGCTGGCATGAATGCGGAGGTCGGCTAGTATGGTAGACAATGTGTTTGAGGAAATTGCCTTATCTTATCACAGGAATACAGAACAACAGGAAGAGCTTTGCGAAAAGCACAACATTCCTTTGATAAAAATATTGAGGACTGAAAGTGTTGTGTGTCGTATGTGTGAATCTGAACGGATCCATGAGGAGAATCAAGCAAGAGTGAATGAACTGGCCGACGCTGAGAGTGAACGAGAGAGGAAATACTATCTTGAGAAGTTTTCTCTTTATGATGAGGTTTTGAAAAATGCGACTTTGGACAACTTTGAGACGCCCACTGAAAAAGAAGCGGAAAAGCTAGCTTTTGCAAAGAGGATTTGTCGTGAGTGGTCTGAGGGGGCTAGGAACAACATCGTGTTACAAGGAGAAGCTGGAACGGGTAAGAGCCATTTGGCCTTTGCGATGGTTAAAGCTTTATCTGAGTACACGAAAGAGATTGCTATATTTATCAATGTGACGGACTTGCTGATGAAGATTAAAGCTGAGTTTAGTCAGGAAGAGTTTCTGGTCAATAAAATTGCCAGTGCTAAGTTTTTGGTTTTGGATGATTTGGGCATGGAGAAGGATAGCGAATGGTCTTTTACTATTCTCTACAATATCCTGAATAAGCGTTCAAATACAATCATTACCACCAATTTGACTTCTGCTGATATTCAGAAAAGATATGGTAGACCCTTTTTGTCCAGACTGATGAAGGGTGTGGATAAAGACCATTTGATGGTTTTTAATGATTTGACAAACAAGCGGAAGCAATATTTCTAGAATGGAGGTGGCTGATGTTTATTTTAAAGCATGGGACGAGAGAGGATAAGCCGTTTCTGAGGTCCGCAATTATCAGTGTGACTGGCTTGGATATTTCGTATTCTGAGGAGAAGAAAGCCTTGCGGTTTGTTTCTCGGGCGGCAGCCTTACAGGTTGGCAAGGCATTGAGAGGCTCATTTGGGAATTTCTACCCTGTCGAGGTGGAGTGATGTTAGAGCTTTATTTCGTCTACAACGGGCACTGTAAGTTTTTCCTTGGGAGGTTTGACAATGTCGATGAACTCATTGAGCATATGGAAGACCATCAGTGGGCTTTCTCGGCTATCACTCACCCAAGATTTGAGAAGCATATAGGAAAACGGACAACACGATTTGACTATGGTGCTAAGGATTGTTACTATTTAGCGACTTTTTCAGGAGGAGAATAATGGCTAAAAATATTTTAATGGATCTAGCATTTGAGAATCTTCACAAATGTATGGGAATTTCTGATTGGGAAGAATCTGATGAAGTAATTCTTGTTAGTTCAGCTAATAAAGAACAAATTGAGTCGGATGAAAGTTACCGTTCAGCCGGAAAATGTAATTATCTTGGCAAACGAATTTGTATCTTCTGTGAACAAGTGAAGAAAAATAATTACATCACTCTACATAAATCTATGTTAGAAAAAATTATTAAGACAATGGAATCATTTAAAGATGCAGAACAAATGAAGGGAGAAGAAAATGATTGAACTTATTAAAGAATTTGGAATGGCTATTCTGTGGCTATTTCTCGGCTATTTAGTCGGGGAACGTGCAGCAAGAAAGGACAAGAAAGATGATCAATAATGTTACGTTAGTAGGTCGCTTGACGAAAGACCCTGAATTGAAATATACGCCGTCGAATGTGGCGGTTGCAACCTTTATGGCGGTCAATCGGAACTTCAAGGGAGCCAATGGCGAGCGAGAGGCGGACTTCATCAACTGTATGATGTGGCGCAAGCAGGCGGAGCTATTCGCAGAATGGTGCAAGAAGGGTAATCTGGTCGGTGTGACGGGGCGCATCCAGACAAGGAACTATGAGAATCAGGAAGGGCGCAGGGTTTATCTGACTGAGGTAGTTGCAGAGAATTTCGAGCGACTTGAAAAGCGTGATGATACGGCTAACCGTTCGAATATCGAGGAACAAATGCCAGGATATGTCATGGATGAGGATGATTTTCCGTTTTAGCAGGAAGTGATAAATATGGTTGGATTAACCTATCAGGAAATTCATCTCTTTGTTGAATTTTTGAAAGAGCAGTATGGGCAAGGTCGTCCAGACTATATTGAAGCCCTGAACGACTTAGACGGTCTGGTGGAAGTCTCCTATAGAGAAGCTATTGAAAGATTTTTAGAAGATGAAGTATGACAAACAGACAGTCATCGATGGACTGAAACGCACAATCGAGCAAAACGAAGAGAAGATAATCGAGTATTCGAAGCCGTGTGATTCACGTAAGAGGCGTATTAGAGCGCTGGAGCGCGATTTGTTGAAGAAAAAGAATAAAGAATTGAGACGGAAAGTGGAGGAGTTGAAAGATGAATATTAAGGCATTGATTAAGAAGTACGAAGCGGTTGAATGTGTTGTAGGTATTATTAGCGGAAAAACTATTCTAAAAAGCGTTCTAAAAGACTTGCAACAACTAGACGAACCGCAGAAGGTCAAAGTACCGCAGTTTGTGGCGGATTGGTATGAGAGAAATGAAAATAATTTAGACTATAACATTTGGGAGTACATCTATAATTGGGATGATCAAGAAGAATCCGAATTCAAAAACTGGTTTAATTGTTCAAAAAAAGCATTTCAAACCCTCGTCAACATGCACCAATTCGGCTACGAGGTCGATGAAGAGAAGAGGTATCTGGTTAAGGTAAAAGGGGTAAACGAAGAATGCGAGTATTTATTTTTTGGGGAACTTTCGAATACTTGGAAGTTTAGAAGTCTTGGTAGTTTTGGAGAGCTTAAGAAACACCACACCCGTAAAGAACTCGAAGAAGCTGGTTTTGGCTGGGTATTCGATTGCCCAGGCGTGGAAGTCGAGGAGGTGGAGTGATGGAATTTTTACTAACAAGCACAAGCGGGTGGGTTGAAAGTCGAATCCCTAACGCCGTGATTAAAAAATACACAAAAATAGAAGTTAGATGATGCCCGACATTTGAAGAATTTGATGAGCGATTTTCTAGGATAGAAGGCAATTGGCTTTCTGAAGGAGTAAATCATAAAGCGTCTAAAGGTCGAATACAAAGAGAATTACCGAACGGCGCAGAGGGGTATTTTATCGAAATCAATTCGATAGAGGAGTTGCTAGAATTTCAGAGGAAAGTTGGAAGCGAGCTAATAATTACTTCTGCTATTGATAATGAATCAATTCCAGCTATTGAAATTTACAATAATTACAGGGAGTGAACATGAAACGATTCATCGCAATCTGGATCTTGCTATCTGCTGGATTGAATATCTGGCAGATGGACAGGATTGCAGAGTTAGAGAAAAAGCGTCCGATTGTCGTCTACAAGGCGGATAACGCAGGCGCTGAGATATTCGGTAAGGTCGTCGAGAAAGGACGACATGGGAAGTTGTATACAGTGACTATCAGAGATTATGGGATTTTCGTAGTCACTAGAGAGCAGTGGGATAAAGTGAAAGTTGGGGATGAGGTGTTACTATGACAGAAACTATTAAACTACCAGACTATTATGCGCCTGATTGGAAAAATGCAAGGTACGGGTCGTTGGAAGAGCTTAAAGAATTGTTGCTCTTTAAGCGTATTGTGAAATGGGATAAGGACTTTTTGCTGCTTGAAGACGGCACAAAGGTCACTATTGAAATGTCTGAAAGTGATTGCTGTGCCTCAGCAGGTGGGGAGTTCCAAGATGTATCACTTGACGCTGTGATTACTAATGTTGAAATTGGAGAACCGGAAGAAATCCCCGACCATTGGGGAACTGGTTATAAAAACAAAGTAACTATCTTCCATAATCAGAACCCTGTAGCTATTGCCAATTGTGAAGCAGAGCATAATGGCTATTATTACAGCGTAGGCTCTTTAGTGATTGGTGATATTCATTTTCCAGTTGTTAATGCTTAGGAGGATTTGACATGATACCGAAGTATAGAGCGTGGGATGTGTTAGCAGAAGAAATGATTGACGAAATACTGATGATTTCGTTTGTCAGAAAAGAAATCATAGGAAAGCTTAGAAATGGTTCTACATCTGTTCCGTTAAAATTTGAAGATAAGCGAAACGGAGAAGACGTTATCTTCATGCAATCAACAGGACTCAGAGATAAGAAAGGTAAGGAAATCTTTGAGGGGGATATCCTTGAAATTCAGGGAATTAGAATGGTTGTAAAATTCGGAAGCTATGAATACATTGAGTCATCGAAGAGTAATGGGCATACGTTAGGTGTAGTGTACGACGGCCTAGGATTTTATGTCGAGTGCATCAACGCTGCTGACCCAGATAGGATAAGTCCATTCGAACCAAAAACGCTAAAAGAAAGCTACGTTATTGGAAATAGATTTGAAACACCAGAGCTTTTGGAGGATAAGAAATGAGACCAAAAAGATACCCTTTCAGTGGTGCTAAAAAAGAGAGTGAAGCTAAGAAGATATCGTTAATGCTTAAAAAAGTCGATGAATCAGATTTGAAAGGAAGTGTTTGGGCGGAGCCTCTTCATATCTATAGCAAAACAAGAGTCCATGTAGAGATAGAGGGATATGGAAAGAAAATCATAACCGAATTTAAAACAGATGATATGGATTTTTCCAGAAAAGCTTCATTCTTTAAGAAGGCATTATTCAAAAGAGCTGAAATGATGTCTCAGTTTGATTTTAGAGAAACAACAACAGAAGAATGGAACCGAATAATCTTAGAACTTGGGGAGGCTATCAAATGTACCCAGAAATAATTGATAATATAAACAAACCAAGCCACTACCAAGGCAGATTTGGCATGGAATCTATCGATGCTTTAAGGAATTTCATGACACCAGAACAGCTGAAAGGCTTTTATCTTGGAAATGCCTTGAAGTATCAACTGCGATTCCAGAAGAAAAACGGTCTTGAAGACCTGAAGAAAGCCAGAAAGAACCTTGACTGGCTTATCGAGGAGATGGAGCATGAGAATTAAAACATTAATGGGAACAATCATCAATGTTGATAGGATAAAGCGCAGTATCACAGTTGAGGGTATTGAATTAGGCTCAGATTGTCGAGCTTTAGTATCTAAACACAAAGATGGTACAGGTACAATAACACTAGTTTTTGATGGAAAAATAATTTAAAAAAGGGCATAAATGAAACCAAAAAAATATCCATATTCAGGAAGAAAGAAAAGGCAAGAAAGGCCTGCTGATGTAAAAATTCCTGCTTTAGTCATTTTTCCTAACGTTTCTTTTAGAAAAGAACTACTCAAACACATCTACACAGTCACTAAAAATCATGATAATTCTACAATCATTTATTTCAGGATCCCCAAAATTTTTGGAGCATACGAGGAGCAAAAAGCTAAAGTAAATCTTAGTTATGAGAAAACTCTCAAGATACTCAATAACCTCTAAAATAAAAAAAGCCAAGACACCCTCTGTCTCAGCTAATAGTTCTCGCAAAGACTATTATATCACAAAGGAGATAGAGAGTGAACAAGGCTAAAGAGCTATTGAAAGAATTACAAGACCTTGACATGGACATCCAAAGCCGTATAGATGAAATCAATGAGCTTGAGGCAGGTTTGCTCTCAAGTCCTAAGTGGTCAGGTGTCAAAGTCCAAGGTGGACAGACTAGAAAAGTTGATGATGTCTATACTCAGTTGGTAGTGATGAAAGAGGCTATAGAGCAGGATACTAAAGAGGTTATCAACAGAAAGCTTGAATTAGGTAGAATGATCAACAGGCTTAAAAATCCAAAACATAGAACTATTTTGAGAAAAACCTACATCAATAAGATGTATGTTGATGATATTTGTGACAAAATGGAAATCAGCAGAACAACTTTCTACACTTGGCGGAATATGGCTATCTCTGAACTGAATGAGGTTTTGGAGAGAATGGAACTAAATTGAACTTTACAAAACCGTACGGGAAAAAATGATACTTGTTAGCACAGTTTTGTAATTCTGATAGAATGGTAGTGTCAAGAATTGAAAAGAGAGGTACCTGAAATCAGGGTGTCGTAAAGGCGTTGAGGGTTCGAGTCCCTCCCTCTATTTCGTTCATTGACGTCTCCTTTATTTTTATTATATTTTTCCGAGGTTTCGGCCTCGTTTTGGCGGTGACAGGTAAGTGGTTTCTCTCCTATGTTTCCTTCGGTTCGATTCCGGGCATCGCCGTTTGAGTGTTTGTGTCCCAGAATGGGGTAGGCAGTAGGCTTAGCATTCATATATCACTCATTAACTTAAAAATGGTTGCACGAGCGACCGAACCTCGCATGGATGCGTAGCTACTTATATCCTAGGTAAGTTATAAGCTAGAGGGTTTGATTCCCTCAGAGGTTGTAAAGACTACAAAAAAATAAAAAAAGGAAAACTTTCAAATTAATTACTAATTAACACGCAAGGTAGTAGTCGCCTTGCAGTTGGAACGTAGCTCAGTTGGTGGAGCGATATGACTATAAAGGGTCTGAAACGTAGGCAGGTTCGAGTCCTGTCGTTCCAATTTTTACAGAATTGGCTGTAAAAAGCAGAGTCTAAAGGACTATATAACCCGAGAAACGCATATCTTTTGGATGTGTGTTTTTTGGTTTTTGGAGGAGGGGAACAGTGAAGATTGTTGACAAGCCGATTGAATGGCTAAGACCTTACGAAAACAACCCTAGGAACAATTAACAAGCAGTTGAAGCAGTGGCCAATTCTATAAAGGAATTCGGTTTTAAGGTTCCGATTGTCGCAACGATTGATGGAGAAATCGTAAACGGACATACAAGGTTTAAGGCAGCGAAGTTTTTAAAGCTAAAAACTGTACCAGTTCTTATTGCAGATGATTTAACAGAGGAACAGATTAAGGCATTTAGACTTGCTGATAATAAGACAGGAGAGCTTGCCGAATGGAACGTTGAGTTACTTTATGGCGAATTAGATGAGCTTGACGGTTTTGATATGACGCTTTTTGGGTTCGAAGATATTGACTTTTCTTTAGATGATTTTGAAGAAGATGAAAAAGAGACGGGAGAAGAAGTCGATATCGATTCCGAAGAGAAGCCGAAAGTAGAATATGGAGATATTTTTCAGCTAGGACGACACCGCTTAATGTGTGGTGACAGCACATCTGCTGAGGATATGGCACAGTTAATTGATGGCGCCGTGATAGATCTATATGTTACAGACCCACCATATAACGTGGCCTATCAAGGAGGAACTGATGAAGCTATGACAATCATGAACGATAGCATGGATGATGTTAGTTTCAGACAATTCCTAAGAGATGCATTTGCGGTTGCAAACAACCACTTAAAACCAGGGGGAGCGTTCTATATCTGGCATGCAGATTCGGAAGGTTTAAATTTTAGAGCCGCAGTAAAAGAGACAGGTTGGCTACTGAAACAGTCCATTATCTGGGTCAAGAATGCTATTGTGTTAGGTCGTCAGGACTATCAATGGAAGCATGAACCCTGCCTATACGGTTGGAAAGACGGAGCGAGTCACTATTTTGTGGACAATCGCTCACTAGCTACTGTCATTGAAGAAGATGAAGAAAATCTAAAAGAAATGACAAAAAGCGAATTGATTTCTTACATCAAGACCATGCAGGATACATCTCCGACGACTGTCTTTTACGAGGATAAACCTGTTAGAAACGATATCCATCCGACTATGAAGCCTTTGAAGTTGATTGCTAGATGTGTTTTGAACTCCAGTAAAAAAGGCGACAAGATACTAGATAGCTTTAACGGCGGAGGTTCCACATTAATGGTGTGTGAACGTTCTGAAAGAGTTTGCTATGCAATGGAACTAGATACTGTGTATGTAGAGCGGACGATTAAACGTTGGGAAGAAGAGACAGGACTTACCGCTGAAAAAGTAAGTTAAATTTATTTTTTTGATAAGGAAGTGAGGCGATGGCTAATGAGCAAAATTTGATAAAAAATTCAGAACGAACTCCGAGCGAACGCCGAGAAAATGCAAAAAAAGCAGGAGTGGCTTCTGGTAAAGCTAGAAGAAAAAAAGCAAACTTAAAAAAGGCTTTTGAAACGATTCTGCAAGCAGATGTAGCAAGTCCAAGTGTTAAGAAGCAACTTGAGGATATGGGATTTGACACAACTAACGAAATGGCTCTTGCAATGGTTATGATGCAGAAAGCTATGAAAGGTAACGTTAGAGCATTTGAACAAATCAGCAAGTTAACCACGACAGATGCGAAAGACTCACTTGATAAGAAAGAACAGAAAGAACGCATTGAAGCGCTCAAGCTAGGAAACGAGAAGCTTAGAAAACAGATAGGAACATCAGAAGTTGACGTTAAAGACGATGGCTTTATTAAATCTCTAGAAGGGGTGGTTGAAGAAACTTGGCTAGATTAAGAATGCAAACCAATACATTCAAATTTCAACCTTTTAGCAAAAAGCAGAAGAAAGTGCTAACTTGGTGGCTTTGGAACTCTCCAGTCCATGAATCAGAAGGTATTATTGCTGATGGTGCTATCCGTTCTGGCAAGACTGTTTCTATGAGTCTAGCTTTCGTTATCTGGGCGATGACATCATTCAACCATCAGAACTTTGCCATGTGTGGGAAGACAATTGGCTCTTTCAATCGTAACGTCCTAAAACTGTTGTTGGTTATGATACAGTCAAGAGGTTTTAGCTACGTCTATCATCGGACGGATAATTTGATAGAAATCTCAAAAGGCGACGTGTCGAATGATTTCTATATCTTTGGCGGTAAGGACGAGAGTTCACAGGATCTTATTCAAGGTTTAACGCTGGCAGGTATCTTTTTTGATGAAGTAGCGCTTATGCCTGAGTCCTTTGTTAACCAGGGCACAGGGCGGTGCTCTGTGACAGGTTCCAAGTGGTGGTTTAACTGCAACCCAGACGGGCCTTATCATTGGTTTAAAGTTAACTGGATAGACAAAGCAGAAACAAAGAATATGCTTTATCTGCATTTTGATATGGACGACAACCTTTCTCTTTCAGAGAACATCAAGAAGCGTTATAGAAGTCAATATCAAGGTGTTTTCTACCAACGATATATACAAGGTCTTTGGACGGTGGCAGAAGGTATTGTCTACGATATGTTCAGTAAAGATAAGCATGTTGTATCAACTTTGCCAGAAATGAACAAACTGGGCAAATATGTTTCGGTCGACTACGGTACGCAAAATGCGACCGTTTTTCTTTTGTGGGAAAAAGATATCAATGGCAAGTATTACTTAACAAGGGAATATTATTACTCAGGTCGTGACGAGAACGTACAGAAAACCAATGCTGAGTACGCTGATGATCTAACTGCTTGGTTAGGCGATACGAACATCGAACGAATCATTATTGACCCGTCTGCTGCTTCATTCATTGCTGAATTGAAGAAGCGAGGATATAAAATCAAAAAAGCTAGAAATAATGTCCTTGAAGGCATTCGTTTTGTTGGGTCTATGCTAGGCCAAGAGAAAATAGCAGTGCATGAGAGCTGTGTGAATACGTTGAAAGAGTTCCACGCTTATGTCTGGGACGAGAAAGCCTCTGCGAATGGCGAGGACAAGCCTATCAAGCAATTTGACCACGCAATGGACGCCCTGCGTTATTTCTGCTATACAGTATTATTCAAGTCAGGAGGTATGACTGTTTGGAAATAGAAGTAATTAAAAAAATAATCACGTCGCAGATGGTTAAGCACGGAAAGTTTGTCTCACAAGCAGCTGAAGCTGAGAAATACTATCGCAACGAGAATGATATTAAACGAAAGCGTAAGCCTGCCGACAAGAAAGGCGCAGAGAACGAAGCGAAAGCAGAAGATAATGCCTTTCGTAATGCTGACAACCGTATTAGTCACAACTGGCACCAGTTATTGCTTGACCAGAAAAAGGCTTATGCGTTGACCTATCCGCCTACATTTGACGTGGACGATAAAAGCGTTAATGATAAGATTGTAGACGTCTTAGGAGACGATTATGAACGTATCAGCAAGCAGCTTTGTGTGAATGCAGGAAATGCTGGCATCGCTTGGCTTCACGTTTGGAAAGACGCTAGTGATAATTCGTTTAGATACGCTTGTGTGGATTCAAAAGAAGTGATACCAATTTATTCAAAGTCCTTAGACAAGAAGTTGGTTGGTGTTCTGCGAGTTTACTCTAGCATTGATGAAACAGATGGTAAGAATTACACTGTTTACGAATATTGGAACGACAAAGAGTGCTCTTTCTATCGTCATGAAAAAGAAAAGCCGCTGGAAGAATTAGAGACATTCCAAGCAATCTCTTTTATTGATACCATGAATGGAGACCGCTCAAACGACAATAGTTTCAAGCATGATTTTGGCCTTGTTCCTTTTATTCCGTTCAAGAATAACGAAATTGAGACCAATGACTTGAAACCAATCAAAGACCTAGTTGATGTTTACGACAAGGTCTTTAGTGGATTTGTCAATGACACAGACGATGTTCAAGAGGTTATTTTTGTTCTTACAAATTACGGTGGGCAGGACAAGAAAGAGTTTCTTGAAGATTTGAAACGCTACAAGATGATTAAGATGGACAACGACGGCATGGGAGACCAATCAGGAGTTACAACCATTGCTATTGACATTCCAACCGAAGCCAGAAATCTGATTTTAGAGCGGACTAAGAAACAAATCTTTATTAGTGGCCAAGGGGTTAACCCTGAAACAGATAAACTAGGGAACAGTTCAGGCGTTGCTTTGAAGTTCCTTTACTCTCTTTTAGAGTTAAAAGCTGGGAATATGGAAACTCAGTTCAGAAGTGGATATGCCACACTCGTTAAGATGATCTTGAAACATCTAGGGTTATCCGATAAACTCAAAATCAAGCAAACATGGACACGGAACTCAATCAATAACGATACAGAAATGGCTCAAGTAGTTTCTACTCTTGCAACTATCACATCAAGAGAGAATGTAGCTAAATCAAATCCAATTGTAGAAGATTGGCAGGATGAACTACGCTTGCAGAAAGCTGACCAAGAGGAACAATCTGAAAAACTCTACGACATGGAAGAGGTAGAGCATGAGTCGGAAACTGAATAAAGAAGAGAAGATTGCTTTCATCGAATCTCTTGATGACCTCAACCGAGAAGAGAAAGACAGATTGCTATATGAACTAGATCAGATTGACAACCTCAGCGAGATAATAGACTACATCGATGATTTATACCGCAGAACACTAAAACGCATTGCAGGTCGTTTAGAGTCGTTCGAGAGGGTATCTAAAAATCGTAGCGACTCATTACCATTTTATCTGTTATCCCTGACTAAGACTGACCAATTGAAAGGCAAGCAAGAGATTGCTGGTTTTGTTAAGAAACATCCTGATTTAACAGAGTGGTCAAGGTCAATAAAGGTCAAAACAAATGCAAACGCCTTGTTTGCTGGTGTTGAGATGGATATCGCTGAAATGACTGGTAAAATCAACAAGCGAATAGAAACACATCTCAAACAAACCTACCAAGAAACTTACTTAAATCGTGCTTACAACTACCATAAGCAGACCAAAAGAGAACCGAATTTCAAGCCTGAGCGTCTAGAAGAAGAATATCTTCAAAAGGCAATCAACGAAAACTTCAAAGGCAAGCGGTTCTCTGAGCGTGTTTGGGGTAGCAATATGGACGAACTGGTTAATAGAGTAGAATCGCTTGTAACCAACGATTTAAACCGAGGCTATCCGATAGACCAGTCTAGTAAGCTTCTAGCAATTGAGTTCGAACGTGCTCGTAATCGTGCAGTGACTGTTTTGCAGACGGAAACGAACGGTATTCAGGCTCAGGCAACGCTGGATGAATATCAGGACGACAATATCAAGAAGTACAGGTATCTAGCGACCTTAGAGGTTCACACATGCCCTATTTGTGGCGAGTTAGACGGTAAGGTATTTCTTGTTAAGGATGCAGAAAAGGGTGTGAATTATCCTACTATGCACCCTCATTGTCGATGTACGACGGTTCCTGCCTTAGAAAAAGGTGGGAAACGCTATGCAAGAGATATTGAAACAGGAAAAGGCTATGAGGTAGAAAGTGGTCAGACCTTCAAGGATTGGCGAAAGCAACAACTTGATAAGTATGGCCAGACTGCCATCAAAGACAAGCTACAAGCTGAACGATTGGAAAAGGATAGAGTCCGCAGAACCAAGGAGCAGTTCATAGCTTATAGGCAGGTTTTAGGCTCTCAAAATATGCCCAAAACATTTGCAGGCTTCTATGATTTGAAGTATAATAACGTTGAGGGATACAAGGAACTAAAAGACCGCATCAGATGGACAAAATCCAAGTTTCCTACTGAGAAATCTTTTGATGGTCATTATAAAAAACATAGAGTCGAGTTCGGAAATATCACAAAAGAGGATTATCTTCATATCGGACAGAATTTGTTGTCTAAGACGATAAACGAGAATATACTCGGTTACGATACAGAAATGCGTAGAGTGCGATATGATGTAGAAAATAATATATATGTTTTAGGCGATAATCGTAGTAAACGTATTACAACAATATTGAAACCGAAAAAAGGAGTTGATTATTATGAGCAAGACTGGGAAAGAGAATTTGATAATCATTGATGGTCGTGAATATGTACATTGTCCAGTATGTGGGACTGTTACAGCAGTGTATGACATCTGTGACGTCTGTCAGTGGCAAAATACAGGAGAAACTAATATAGATGGCGGTCCTAATGAAATGACACTTGCGGAGGCTAAAGAAGCTTACGCAAAAGGCTTACCAATTAGATAAAAAAGCACCTAGAGAAATCTAAGTGCTTTTCTTATGCTCAGAAAGGAGTAAAGGCATGTTTATTTGGGATTTGGTATCAATCACTTTCGGATGGTTGGTATTTTTGTTTTTACTGCTGTTTATCATAGCATTTGTAAAACAAGTAATTAAAGAAGTTAAAGAAATTAAAAAATAACCTAACCGCATCGAAATCGAGGCGGTTTTCTTATGCCCTGAACATGGCGTTAAAAGGTTCAACTATTGGACAAGTCCGTAGTCCTAACAAAAGCGGAGCGACTGGTGATGGAGAACACCTAAAAAGCCTAGCGTAGAGGAAAGGATTTTCAAAATGAAAAAAGAACAACTAGCAAACATCGGCTTAACTGAAGACCAAATTTCTCAAGTCTTCGCTTTGCATGGTGCGGATATCCAAAAGTTAAAGGATGATGTGGCAAGTAAAGATAGCGAATTGGAGAGCGTGCGTGGACAGCTGACACAACGTGACAAAGACTTGAATGATTTGAAGAAAAAAGGCGCAGATGTTGAAGATATTCAGCAAAAGCTAGAGGACTTACAAGCTAAGTACAAACAAGATACAGAAGCGCTTGAGGCAAAACTAGCAGATGAGAACAAATCTCGCTTAATCGATGCTGAATTGGCAAAAGCTGGCGTTCGAGACGCAGAAATTTTTGAGAAAATCTTAAACAAAGACGAAATCTCTGTAAAAGATGGCAAATTGATTGGCTTGACTGAGCAAATCGAAGCTCAGCGTGCTAAGAGTCCATATCTATTTAACGGGGAGAAACAAGCCCAATACACGCCAAATCAAGGCGATGGGCAAGGTGCTAATTTAGGGAATTGGGAAACTGCCATGAGCAATCCTAACTTTAACCTAACTCAATTTTTAGAACAACAAGGAGAAAATAACTAATGGCTAATGAAATTACAAAAATTCTAAATGCGATTACACCGCAACAGTACAACGAATACATGCAACAGTACACTGCTGCTAAATCTGCTTTCGTTCAAAGTGGTATCGCAGTATCAGACGAACGTGTCTCTAAAAACATTACATCCGGTGGTCTGTTGGTCAACATGCCTTTCTGGAATGACCTTACTGGAGATTCTGAGGTTCTAGGCAATGGCGACAAAGCGCTAGAAACTGGAAAAATCACTGCTGGAGCAGACATTGCCTGCGTTCTTTATCGTGGACGTGGTTGGGCTGCCAACGAATTGACTGGTATTGTAGCTGGTTCTGACCCAGTGCGTGCTATCTTGAACCGTATCGGTGCTTATTGGCTACGTGAAGACCAAAAAGCCTTGATTGCTACCTTGAATGGTATCTTTGGGACTGGAACAGGTGGTGAGAAAGGTGCTCTTGAAGAAACTCACGTATCAGACCAATCCAAAGCATCTACTGGTATCGATGCAGCTATGGTGCTTGACGCTAAACAATTGCTTGGAGATTCTGCTGATCAAGTTACTGCTATTGCTATGAACTCTGCAGTTTATACTAAACTACAAAAAGACAACTTGATTCAATACATCCAGCCAACAACCGCGACTATCAACATTCCAACCTACCTTGGTTACCGTGTCATTATTGATGATGGTATTGCACCAACAGGAGATGTATATACTTCATACCTTTTCCGTACTGGTTCAATCGGTCTCAATACAGGAAATCCATCAGGATTGACTACATTTGAAACTTCTCGTGAAGCTGCTAAAGGTAACGACATGATTTACACTCGTCGTGCCCTTGTGATGCACCCGTACGGCGTGAAATGGACTGGCGCAGAAGTGGCTGAAGGAAACATCACTCCATCAAACACTGACTTGGCTAAATTCAAAAACTGGCAACGTGTTTATGAGCCTAAGAACATCGGTATTATCGCTTTGAAACACAAAATCGGCAAATAGATTGGGTGACAGAATATGATTCAAGAATTGAAACAAGACAACACAATGTACTTGATCTCATGCGTTCGTAAAATGCGTCAGGATAATTATTTCAATGACATGGAAGTTCTCCACTACGCTTTGACTCAAGCAGAAAATGAGATTTTGAATTATATTCACCAAGACAGTGTGCCTGGACGTTTAGAGAACGTATGGATAGACATGACCAACGACTTACTAGACAAGGTCAAGGAGCAAAGTGTGCTTGCTGAAAAAGCAGACGCAGACGATTTTTCGGTTAAGAGTATCAAAATGGGTGATACGACAATCGAGAAGGTTAGTCCTTATGAAATGATTCAACGAATGAAACAAGTGCCGTCATCACTTGACCGCTACAAGCGTCAGTTGAATCGTTTCAGGAAGCTACTATGACCGAATATGCTAAGACAGTCTTTGATTGCTTGTATGACTGTAAAATGACGGTTAAAGGTTATACAGAGCAAGAGATAGACGGTTTGACCAGTATGTCAGAAAGCGTGCTATTAGAGGACATTCCTTGCAGGATTTCACAAATGAGCAATAGTTCAACGAACGGGAGCGACTATCAAGCTAACGGCTATGATATGAAACTCTTTTGCTCTGTTGTCTATGATATCCCTGCAGGTTGCAAGATTGAGGTGACTGATAGAAATGAGCACGTTAAAGTGTTTACACGGTCTAATGTGCCTATTGATCAGTATTGGTCACATCAAGAAATTGCTATAAAGCTAGAGGGCAAGTCATGAGTGGCAGTTTTGATTATCGTAGTTTCGCTAAATTTGCTGACAACTTCAACAGGAATGCGAATCATGCGAAAGTAGACCGATTTATGAGACAGACCTTGAATTATGAAGGTACAGAACTAAATTCCAAAGTAAAAGAGAGAACACCTGTCGGTGTTTATACGGATCATTGGGTGGAGTTCACTACAAAAGATGGCAAACACGTCAAATTTTGGGCAAGTGCTCATGGAAAACAAGGCGGAACTTTGCAAAAAGGCTGGTCTAAAAGCCGTATTGAAGTATCTGGGCGGACTTATAAGCAGAAAGTTTATAACAAGGTCTACTATGGCCCACACGTTGAGTACGGGCATAAGACAGTCAATGGTGGCTTTGTTCCAGGGCAATTTTTCCTTCATAAAACGGTTGAAGATACTAAAAGTGATATGGAGAAACGTGTCCATGATAAGTATGATGGCTTTATGAGAAAGGTAGTGTTAGGAAATGCCAAATAAAGGCTTTCGGTTAGTCGAGGAGTTAGTTAGTCACATCAAGGGGTTATATCCTGACATCAGGATTTATCTGGATGAAGTAGAGCAAGGTTTTAAAGAACCTTGTTTTTTTATCCATGTTGTTGATACTAAGTACACTCCAGAGGCCAATAAGTATGTGAAAGTACGTTCTAAAGTGGATTTGTCTTATTTTCCTCCTAAGAAAAAGCGTAGCGAGTGTTTAGCAATGCAGGAAGAATTGAGTTATAAACTCTTACACTTGCCGACGATTCATTTATTTGACCGTCAGTATGAAGTGGTTGACAACGTTCTGCACTGTATTTTTAACGCAAGCACACGCTTGAAGTTAGAAGAGGAAGATATCAAACAACGTGAATTGAAAGTGAAAGAAGAGGTAAAAGATGGATAATGTAGACGGAATTGTGTTCCCTACTGCGGACATTTTGGAAAGTAGCGCTTTTACCAACGGAGAAAAAGACATCTTAGGGGCTATTTTAGATCCAGAAGAGTCTTATAGCTTGGAAGAAGCAAGAGCAAAACTAGAATACGAACTAGGAAGGAAGATTAACTAATGGCAGGTGGAATTTGGAAACGCCAAAATAAGGTAAGACCAGGCGCTTACATCAACGTCAAATCAAAAGACATTGCAATGACTCGCCTTGGTGGCGATGGTGTCGTAACAGTACCATTGGCGCTCAGCTTCGGTGAATCAAAGAAATTGATGAAAATCCGACGTGGTGAAGATCTATTTAAGAAGCTAGGTTATGAGCAAGAAAGCCCTCAGCTTTTGTTGCTGAATGAAGCATTCAAGCGTGTGAGTGAAGTCTTGCTTTATCGTCTAAATACAGGCGAAAAGGCAAACGTAAGCCTTTCAGACAACGTAACGGCTCAAGCTAAATATAGCGGTGTCCGTGGAAATGACATCACAGTAACAGTCAAAACAAACGTAGACGACCCAAGTTCATTTGATGTTGTCACATTCCTTGATACAGTGGTTATGGACTCACAAACTGTAAAAGTCTTGGCTGATTTGAAAAACAATGATCTAGTTGAGTTTTCAGGAACAGGCGTACTGCAAGCAGTGGCTGGCGCTAAATTGACTGGCGGTACTGACGGAACAGTATCAACCCAAGACTACTCAGAATACTTCAAAGCGCTTGAAACAGTTGAATTTAACTATATGGCATTGCCAGTAGAAGACGCTTCTATCAAGAAAGCAGCTATCAACTTCATCAAACGTATGCGTGAAGATGAAGGACTAGGCGCTCAATTGGTTGTTGCGGACTCAGACGCAGACAGTGAAGCAGTAATCAACGTTAAAAACGGCGTTATCTTGTCTGATAAGACAGTTATTGATAAGACCAAAGCGACTGTTTGGGTTGCAGCTGCAAGCGCAAATGCTGGTGTTGAAAAATCATTGACTTATGAGAAGTACGAAGACTCTGTTGATGTTGTAGGTCGTTTGAGCCATACAGAGACAGAAGATGCGCTCTTGAAAGGGCAGTTTGTCTTCACTGCTCGTCGTGGCCGTGCGGTAGTTGAACAAGATATCAACTCACACGTCAGCTTCACGATTGAAAAGAACCAAGATTTCCGTAAGAACCGTATCTTGCGCACCTTGGACGATATTGTGAACGATACTCGTTATGCTTTCTCTGAGTATTTCCTTGGAAAGGTAAGCAACAACGAAGATGGACGTCAAGCGTTCAAAGCGAACCGTATTCGCTACTTCAAAGACCTTGAGGCTCGTGGTGCTATCGAAGACTTCAAAGTGGAAGACATCGAGGTGCTACGTGGTGAGTTGAAAGAGTCGGTAGTGGTTAACGTTAAAGTGAAACCAGTGGACAGCATGGAAAAACTGTACATGACAGTTACAGTAGAGTAGGAAAGGAGACAGTATGGCTTTTTTAAAAGGTCGTGACGTAATCAGCGGTCAGGAAGGTACCGCTTTTATTCACATCGACGGGAAAAATGAGTTCATGTTCTATATCAAGGAACTTGAAGCAACAGTTAAGAAAAACAAAGAAGAAGTCCGCACCCTTAACAAACGTGGTACGCAGGTAAAAGCGACTGGTTTCAAGGGAGAAGGTAAGATGACCATCTACGGTGTAACTTCAACATTCAAGGAAATGATGTTGGACTACATGAAGAATGGTCGTGATACATTCTTTGATATCCAAGTGACCAATGACGATGCGACAAGTTCAATCGGTCGTCAAACAACTATCTTGCGTGAATGTAACCTTGATGAAGTTGTGATGGGTCAACTAAAAGTTGAGGAAGATTTCTTGGAAGAAGAAGTCAACTTTACTTTTGAAGATGTGGATATTTTGGAAAAATTTAATGCGCCTAAATTAGGTTAGAAAGAGGATAGATAAATGGCAATTTCAGACTTTTTACTAGAAAACGTTCAACGAGATGAAACTAAAGAAGTGACACTGGAACGTTTCAAATCTCCTTTTGTCATTCGTAGTATTGACGAAAGTTTAAATGATACGTTGAAGAAACGTGCAACAATCAAGAAGAAAAATCGTCAAGGTGTGACTATTCCTGAGTTTAACAATGAAAGATACATTGACTCATTGATGGTAGCCTGCGTTGTTACCCCAGACTTAAAAGATGCTCAACTACAAGAGTCTTATCATACAGTTGGGGATGAAGCAGCAACATTGAAAACTATGTTGAAGATTGGGGAATATAATCGACTTATGCAAGAAATCCAGTCGCTTAACGGATTTGATGAAGATATCAATGATCTTGTTGAAGAAGCAAAAAACGACTAGAGGACGGGGACGCAGAGTTGAGTTATGCTTACTACTGTTTGCATCAATTCAACTGGACTCCGTCCTTTTTGGATAGCTTATCTAAACGTGAGAAAGCCTTGATTTTTGCCTTTATCGATATCCGAGTAGAGGCAGAACAAAAGGAACAGAAAGAAATGGAAAGAAAAAGCAAAGGAAGGAGGAGACGGTAGAAGATGACTACATTAACGCAAACACTAACTCTTAAAGATAAATTTTCTAGTTCATTGAACAGTATTAATAATACAATCGACCGAACTATCGGAAAGTTCGGCGAGTTGGATAGACGTGTCAAGAAGATGACGCAAACTGCAACGATTAAAGTCAAAGCAGATATGCCTAAGAATTTAACTGCGCCCAAAGCTACTAGCCCTGTAGCTCCTAAAATGGCGACACCTATCTCTCCTAAACTTCCTTCGACTGGGCCTCTTGTTGGTGGCTTAGGCGTTGCTACATCCATGCTTGGTCGAATGACTTCTATTTCTCGCGCTTTGAATTTCATGGTTGCTATTCAAGCCTTGAGGCAAATGGCCAATTTAATGAGTGGTCTGATTAATTCAGGAGATGATTATATCCAGACTATGGCAAGGCTTAAGACGATAGAAGACGGAACAAGGACTGGCCAAGAACTTCAAGATGGTATCATGGCAGCAGCACAACGCTCAAGGACTGGCTTCGGTATCATGGCAGACTCAGTGGCTAAACTACGCTCACAAGCTGGAGAAGCCTTTAAAAGCAATGATGAAGCTATTGCATTCGCTGAACAGTTGAACAAGCTGTATAAAATTGGTGGTGCAAGTTTAGAGCAACAAAAAGCAGGGACGCTTCAAATCACACAGGCGCTTGCTTCAGGGGTTCTTCGTGGTGATGAGTTTAACTCTATGATGGAGAACGCTCCGCTTGTTGCCCAAAAACTAGCTAGACACCTTGGTGTCAGTGTTGGTCAATTGAGGGCAATGGCTAAAGATGGTCAATTAACAGGAGATATCCTTAAGAGTGCCTTGCTTGGTTCCGCAGTTGAAACAAACGCTGAATTTGCGAAAATGCCGATGACCTTTGCCGACATGATGACTCAGGTTGGTAACGTTGCCTCATACGCATTTCAGCCTTTAATTCAAGCGTGGCAAGAGTTCATAAACAGTACCGCTGGACAAAACTTCATGGCAGGTTTAGAGACCGCTATGTTTGCGATTGGCCAGATAGCTCTGTGGCTCTTTAATCTCTTCGTTGCAGGCTGGAACTGGGTTACTGAGAACATCAATATAGTCATGACTGCATTAACACTTCTTGTGGCAGTTGCTCTTATAGCAGGTGTTGCAATGTTTGTAGCGGGTTTGATGGCAGGAGCACCTTGGGCTTGGCTGATGCTGATACTGATAGGTGTAATTGGAATCGCGCTATTAATAGGTACAGCTCTAAACGCTATGGGGATTTCATTCTTAGACGTTGCAGCTGCTATTGTTGCAGCCTTTGTCTTTGTCGGAACGATTGTTTATGACATTATTATGTTCGTTATTAATCTTGTCATGTATATGATTGCACCGATTGTAAATTTCTTCATAGCCATTTACAACATTGGTGTAGCAATTGCAGAGTTTTTGAGAAATGTCTTTAAGCACCCGATTTATTCCATCAGAAAGTTATTTTATAATCTTATTCGAACTGTATTAGATTATTTTGCTTCGTTTGTTGATGGGGTAGTCAATGTAGCGCAATCTATCGGTAATGCTTTTATAGCCGGTGCAAACATGGCTATTAAAGCTATCAACTGGATTATTGACGCTTTGAATACACTCGGTTTAGGGTTAGGTAATGTTGGCGAAATGGGCTACATGTCTAATGACGGTAGTTTTGCCAATGGTATTCGTGCGATGGGAGAGATGTTTAATCCAGGGGAGGCTCCTGATGATTATGAATCTTTTGACGGCATGCGTGCTAACATGATAACTCCAGGCGGTTTGTGGGATGGGATGACAAATCCTTTCTCAACTGCTGGTAATGCTTTTAGTGGTACTAAGGCTTTTGGTCAAGGCATTGGTGATGCCATGCAAGGCTTCGCTGATAAGATGAAAGGTCAAGACGAACTTGCTTCTAAATTTGACCAAATGAACCAAACGCCTGCAGGAGCAGGTGCTCCGGAAGGTGGCGGTGGCAAAGGACTTGGAGACAAGTTAGGTAAAGGCAAGAACATTGGTAACGTCGGTAAGATTGAAGATGAAGTCAAGCTGAAAGACGAAGATATCAAGATGATGCGTGATGTTGCAGAACGTAAGTACATCATTGATTACCAAGTTCTAACACCTCAAGTTAGTGTCAATTACGAGTCTAAAAATAGCGCTACTGAACAAGATATCAATGATCTAGTTGGCAAGATTGAAGAAAAGATTATCGGACTGGTCGATAGCGACCTAGGAATTGCGTAGGAGGTAGAAAGAAATGGCGATTGGTATTTTTGTAGAGTACAAAGGTCAAGTCACACAACTTCCTGTCAATCCAGAGGAACTAAAAACAAAGAATAGCGCTAATAACGAGTCAACAACGAGTATTGCGCTAGGAGAAATAACCCAGATGAGTTTTCCTAAACTCTCTGAGGTTACTTTCACTTCATTCTTCCCTAGAGACACTTTCCGCTCTTATGTCCTGAATAAATCAGGAACGCCTGAAACCTATGTCCGACTCTTGAAGAAAATCATGGACGGCAAAGAACCTTGTCGCTTGATTATCTCTGGTGTGGGTATCAATATGCTTGCGACAGTTGAAAGTTTTGAGCAACAAAGAAAAGCTGGTATTCATGAGGATGTTTACTACGACATCACTTTTAAAGAGTACAAGATGGCCAAGGCTCGGTTTGTAAAAATCGAAAAGAAGGTATCAGAAGAGAAGAAAGCTAGTCAGCCTCAGAAAGAGCAAGCCCCTTCGACTAAGAAAGAAGTGACTATCGGTGCAAAGGTGCTCGTCAATGGGCAGCTACATAGAGATAGCTACGGAGAAGGCCCGGGTCAAACTGAGTCAAACGCAACTAGGCTTGTCAATTATATCAATATGAAAGGGTCGCATCCTTACCACGTTACCATGCTGGATGGCGGTTGGCGTGGTTGGGTTACTGCTGATTCGGTGCAAGTCCTATGATGGAATTTCTGATTCAAGATGTGAATGACGGTAAAGTCTTTGATATCACTGAGTTGGTCGGAGGTGTCAAATGGGAAACTAGCATTGATTTTCAGCCGGGGAAACTTGAGTTTGATATGATTATAGACTCGCAGGTTGCTTGTAACTTTGGGGATGTTATTCGCTTCAAGGTGGATGATAAGGGCATTTTTTACGGCAAAGTTTTCAAGAAAAAGCGGAAATCAGCTAAGAAATGGTCGGTTACTGCTTATGACAGAATGAGGTATCTGAAAAATACTGACACAATCGTATTTGAAGCCTCTAAAAGTCATGAAATCTTCAGTAAGATTTGCGAAATATCAGAACTTGAGTACAAAGTTGTTGATGAAGGTAACTGGACGTGTCCTGAGAAAATCGAAGATAAAAAAACTTATTTTGCGATGATCCAGAACGCTTTGGACTTAACGTTGATTCATGGTGGCATGTGGTACATCATCAGAGATAACTTTGGTACAGTCGAGCATATAGCCTTAAATTCGCTGATTACTGATTTAGTGATTGGGGATGATAGCGTAGCTACAGACTTTGACTATGAAGGCTCTATCGATGATAGTTTCAACTATGTAAAATTGACTAAAGACAACAAAGAGAGTAAGAAGCGTGAAGTTTACGTCGTGAAAGATTCTAAAAATGTTGCTCTTTGGGGCAAGTTGCAGTACCACGAAAAAGTGGATGAAAAGATGAATGAGAGTCAGATTCAACAAAAGGCTGAACTCTTATTGAAAGCTAAGAATCATCCTAAAAAGACTTTTAAAGTTCCTTGTTTAGGACATCTTGGAATCAGTGCAGGCAACAGTGTGGTACTGGATTTTGCTGATTTAGAGTCCGAAGGGATTAAGAAGAACAGTCTTGGCATCATCTCTAAATGTACCCATAAGTGGGATAAGGTGCATACAATGGATTTAGAATTGAGGACGCTGGAATAATGGCAGGAGAGTTATTAGCACGACTTTTGGCGCAAGGAGTAGATGATGGAACAGACAGAACAGACATTGTTTTTGGTTCTGTCACATCTGTTTCTCCTCTGACAATCAAGGTTAATAATAAACTTGAAATCCCTGAGTCCTTTTTAGTTCTAAGTCCGATGGTTAAAGAACTACGTACTGGAGATACTGAAGGGGACAATAAGAGGTGGATTGTTTTTCGTGATCTTGAAGCAGGAGACAAAGTCTTAATGATTAAAGCCCAGAACGGGCAATTATACTACGTTTTACAAAGGATGGAGTGAAGATGGTAGATATACGAAACATTGAAGAAGTTGTTTTGCCATCCTACACTTATCAAGTGAAAAATGGCAGAATACACGGATATATTGACGGCTTAGAAGCCATGAGGCAAGCAGTTGAAAAGATTTTGCTTACAGAACGGTTTGAGTGGGTTATTTACTCTTCGAACTACGGAGTAGAATTGGAGCGCTTGATAGGAAAGCCTTATGATTTTGTAAAAGCTGACCTTGAGAGAACAATTTCTCAAGCCTTATTAGTTGATACAAGAATTAAAAGTGTCCAAAATTTCTTCATCGAGCAGCAAACCAAGGACAGCTTGCTTTGTGTCTTTGAAGTCCATACTATATCCGGTTTATTTAAAGTTGAAAAGGAGGTGACGCTGATTAATGATAGGTGATTTCTTAGAAAAATACACGTTTGATTATCTGATGAATGACGCTCTTTCTCGTGTCAATGAAAATATTGATACTCGGGAAGGTTCTATCATCTATGACGCATTAGCGCCTGCTTGCTATGAGTTAGCTGGTTTTTATTTGCAGTTGAAGAATCTACTGCTAGATACATTTCCACAGACTGCTATTGGCCAATACCTAGACTACAAAGTGGAAGAGTTCGGTCTACATCGTTATCCGTCAAAAAAAGCGGTACGCTTTGCGGAGTTTAAAAACGAGAGAAAAGAAGGCGTACAAATCGCTTTAGGTTCTCGTTTTGCGACAATTGACGATGCTGCACTCATCTACAAGGTTGTTCGTGCAACAGATGTAGTAGGTAAGTATGAAGTAGAGTGTGAGACGACTGGTGTTGTCGGAAACCGCTACTACGGTAATATCTTGCCCTTGGAGAACTACAGAAACCTTGCCACTGCGGTCTTAGGAGAAATTGTTACATCTGGCCAAGATGAAGAAACTGACGATGAATTGCGGAAGCGTTTCTTGATTTACGTCAATGAGAAGCCTTTTGGCGGCAACTTCATTGAGTACGTTCAGCGTGTCCGGGAAATTGACGGTGTTGGTGCTGTTCAGGTTTATCCAGTGTGGAATGGCTCAGGAACGGTTAAAGTGGTTGTTTTAGACAACGACTTAAACTTGGCATCTACCGAGACAATTAAGAAGGTGCAAAACGTTCTGGATCCACTAGAATACACTGGAAAAGGAGTTGGACTTGCTCCTATCAATCATCGTGTGACGGTTACGACTGCGACACGCTTCCCGATTGATATTGAGTTTAAACTTGAGTTGATGACAGGATATCAGCTAAATCAAGTAAAAGAACTGGTAGACAAGACACTAGACCAGTATTTCTTAGACTTGAGAAAGAATTGGGCGCAATACTCAGATGTCAACACCTACAGCATGAAAATCTATCGCTCGCAGTTAATGGCCAAGTTACTGACCATTACAGGTATCGCAAACGTTGATAAGATGAAATTGAATAACCGTGAAGCTGATTTAGCACTTGTTTTTACAGGACAATTACAACAATTGCCGTATAAAGGAACAGTGAGGACGGTTTAATGGTAAAAGAAGTAAACTTATCTGAATACGTTCCAGATTACTACGAGGGCGTCAAAGATATGAAAGAACTGGTCCGGGTTGAAAATGCTCTGTTTAAAGACGGGACTATCTCGTTAGAGCAGTTCATTAAGAATCAGTTTATTATGCTCTGCGACGTTCCTACCTTAACGAAATTTGAGGAAGTCTACGGTATTGTTGCCCACGCCGACGATACGTTGGAGTGGAGAAGAGAGCGTGTCTTATTGCGGATCAATATGAGGCCACCATTTTCATGGTGGTTTTTAATTCGCAAATTAGACGACCTTTTCGGAAAAGGAAAGTACAAGGCTTCAGTAGATTTCGCTAATCAGGTCTTACTGATTGAGTCAGGAGCAGAAACGAGCGGACTTTTCAGAGAGTCGGTTATTTTCGTCAATGCAATAAAGCCAGCAAATATGGGATATACGCATATCCCAACAATAACAGAACGAGTCAAGCTGAAAGAACGGTTATTCAAGACTTCAGTAGATTTCGCTAGAGCAGGTTATGCAGTTGTAGGAGTGACACCTTTTGAATACGAAGGACCACAAGAGGAGGTTTTATTCAATGATTAAAGAAACGTTACTAAATACAGTTACAGAAACCGTACTAGCTAAAATAAATCAAGCAAGACTGAACAATAATCAAATTGTGACGATACAGAAACAACGAGAGCAGCATTTTGTCCTGATTGATTTCTTGGTACCAGACTCAATCAGAGAAATCAATAAGATTGAGTTGCTGGACAGTTCAAACGTACCTCAGTCTGTCATTGATGTATACGTTCCGATTGAAACAACGACACGATTCAAATATAGATTGGAGGTGCTAACAGATGGCTAAAATTTGGCGGTCAAGAGATATCATTGGCGCTGAAGATGCGCAACGATGGGAAAACAAAGCCGACTTAAGCCACAGGCACAAGGTTGCAGACATCGACGGTCTGCCTGAAAAGATTGACGAGTTCACCAGAAGTAAGGCTGAGAAAGTTGACCTAACTGGTCACATCAACAACCGCAACAACCCACACAATGTTACAAAACAACAAGTGGGACTAGGTAACGTGGACAACGTAAGGCAAGCTAGTTATACAGATCATGAAGCTACTAAAAGAGAAGTCGCCGAGCAAGAACAACGATTATCATTGCTAGAAGAAATGGTACTACAGAATGCGTTCTATATACCAATCAAGGCTGAAGACAATGACGATGTATTGTTAGGTGACGAAAACAATAATCTAGTCGTAGCTGATTGGAAATACCAAATAGTAGAAAGGGAGGAATAGATGAATGGTAATTATGAGTAACCAAGTTAGAAAAGCTACTGATTTGCCAACGTTATCCAACGTATCGGACGGAGATGTGGTGCTGGTTCACAGTGGGGCAGGATTGAAAAAAGTTCCTGTATCCACTTTGAAACGAACATTTACAACACCACAATCGGCTATATCAGTAGCAACATCAAACTCAAACGGTATCGTCAGACCGGATAATCAGACGACAGAGGTTTCAAATGGTGTGCTGAAAGCAAAGACTGCAACTAGTGGGCAGGCTGGTGTGGTGCGACCTGACAACTCAACGATTACAGTCGATAATTCGGGTGTTTTGCGAGTAAACAGGTCAGCGCTTGGGATTCCAAGTACACCGTCCGAAGTAGTTGCTAACAAACTGATTAACCAAAATGGAAATCAGCAAATGAAGTATTGGTACGGGTCTAAATATCAATATGAAGCACTCTCAACCAAAGACCCCAATACAATCTATGATGTGTACGAGTAGGTGATACTATGGCTACAAGAGAAGGAATTTATGTCGGAGGACATGAAATAGTTCAAAGATACGTTGGAAGTAGATTAGTGTGGGAAAAATTCAATCTAATTCTCATAGGGAGCGGGAACTTTAATTTTACAGCAGAGAGAGATGATAAAGTTGTTATCAATTTAGATAATGCAAACGGTATTTATTCATTGGAAGATTTGGATAGATATAAAGAGGCTACAGCGGTAAAAAGGGGTGGTAAAACCTTTAGAATAAATTCGGTGCAATTGACGACAAGGACAGGGTCATATAATGAATTTTATGGTTCTTTTTCAATGCGTTTTAGAACTAGAACTGATAGAGATACGTTCTTACATTCAGGAACTAACACTTCATTTTATAAAAACAAGAGGTAATTTAACATGGAATTTGTATTAGTAAATAAATTTTATAGAGTTGGCAAGACGGAAGTATCTATTCAATGTGACAAGCCGTTAACTTTTTTCACCCGTGAGTTAGAGGGCGACCGCTTGGGTGATACAGACGAAACGCTCATTGAGGCAGTCAAAGAGATTCTACGAACCGAGTTAGACCCAACCAGCGCCATTGTCAAGAACCAAGAACAATTGGCTAAAACGACTGCAGCACTTGAGCGATCTAATCAGCTCATGGAAGGTATGCAGAAGGTCAGCTTGCATAACACTGACGATATTGAAGAAATCTTTGCACGCTTGGAAGCGCTTGAGAAACACAATGGTATCGATCATGAGCATGAGGAAGCACCTCACGTTGCCGAGCCAGAAACCCATCCTGCTGAACCTGCTCCAGTAACTCCACCGGTTCAACCAGAACCCCAACCAGCCACAGAAGTAGCCACAAACGGAGTACCGAACGTGGTCGTATCTGAACCAGCACCAGCGCAACCAACTACTGAACAACCAGTAGCAGAAGCACCTATCCAACCTGCACCAGCAGTAGAACAACCAACAGAAAGCGAGACAGAACATGAAATTCCTACACCGACAAGCGAAGAAAGCACTAGTGAAAACAATGGAGGTAGCAACAATGAGTAAGATTACATTAGACCAAGCTAAAATCGACATGTACATTAACCTGCTGAAACGTGGAGCGATTGACTTTTCATTTGTCAACAAACGCTTCCGAGACCGTGTGCGTAAAGAATTGGAACGCCTTGGGTTGAGCAATTTAGCGAACTAGAGAGGTGAGTATGGACGTCTTTGAGAAAATAGAACACTTTTTCACTAGTGTGATGCCAGTGCTAACTCCAACAATCATCGCTTGGATAAGCTATCGGTTGCCGAAAAAAGCCAAAGAAGAAACAGATAAAATTGTCTCGGAACTAACCGATGTCAAGAAACAGATTGAAGATGTCCAGACTACCGCTAAAGATAGCAATTCCAAAATCGACGAAGTGCAAGAAAAATTAAAAATTCACGATGAGGCGCATCTAAATACCATGAAGTTGCGCCTTGACCGTGATATGCGACGGGCTATTAACAGAGGATATACCTCTAGAGATGAATTCTCACTAGTAGAAAGCATGCACAAAAGCTATAAAACTCTAGGAGGTAATGGATACATAGATCGTTTATACTGCGATTTTGAAAAATTGGATATCAAAGAAGGCATCTTAATAGATGATTAGATAGAAAGAGGTTCAGAATGGGTTGTAAAAACCACAGAGTGAATACAACCAATTTGGCTCGAATTGATGGTGGCGACCTTATTAAGCAAGGGGATTTGTCTTCTACTTTTGGATTTGAATTGTTAGATGAAAATTACCGTGTTATGACCTTATTTGAGGGTCAAGATGCGGTTATTACTCTAACAAAGGGACTACGTAGGTGGAAGACAACTGCTCCCGTCACTAGCCATTCTGTCAATTTTAATTTAGATAGTATTCTACCAAGCGGAAAATATCGAGTGGAAATCTCGGTTGGAGGATATATCTTCCCAAGCGATAGAGATACTTATATTGAAATTGAAGACTCAGATAAAGAATTGGTTACGGAAGATATCTATAAATTAAAGGAATTAGATATCGTTGAAGAAGTTAAGAAACAGCTTGCAGAAAGACCTGCGAGCGAAGGTGGAGCATGCCCGGAAATCCCTGACTTGCTCTTTTATTACAACTTAGGAAAGGTTTAAAAAAACAATGGACACAACAAAATTAACGGCATTCGCACAGGCAGTAGGAGCAGATATCAAGGAAGTGAAACAAAGCGTCAGCACTAAAGTGGAGACTTCAGCAATGACGCAAGCTATCTCTCAGGCAGTCACTCAAGCTAAATCAGAAGTCAAAGCTGAAATCTTGGGAGAAGGTACCCCTGAAAATCTTGATACGCTGAAAGAAATTGCTGAAAAAATCACGAACATGGGACAAGACGAAAACGGCGCACTTCTTGGAAAAATTACCGAAGTTGGCGGACGTGTAGACCAGATTGCCGATCTTGATTTGGTCGCAACCTATAACGCAGCGAAAGCGTGAAGCCTATGAATAACCTTGAAAGTCTAGCAGCTGAAATCGGTAAGGATATCAAGGGCATTAAAGAGCAACAGGTTACGAAAGATGAGCTGGAACAAAAAGCCTATCTGACAAGCCATCAACCCTTGTCAGGTTATGCCTTGAAATCGGAGTTATACAATGATATCCCTATCAAGGCGCGTCTGAATGCCTTAGAAAACCGTCCAACATTTGACACGCTGACACCGACTCAACGAGATAGCTTGAGGGGTGAAAATGGCCACAGCTTAAATGCAACTGTTCGCATTGAAGGGAGTTATCGAAATGGTGCGACTAGTCAGTTGAACCTGTTTGCGGATGTATTCTACGATGGCGAAGCAGTCACGAGTGGTTATACTCTTGATTATTACTACCGTGGTTTCGGAAATAATAATTGGGGGGTATTGAGAAATCAGACTCCTGATGCAAATGGTAAATTTGGTCAGTGGAACGCTTCTCAGCGCTCTGGTGGTTGGTTCGAGGTTCGAATTGAAGTGAGCTACAGAGGTCTTAAGGCCTCTGGGTTTGCTCATTTGGATAACATAAACGATGGCGAACGAGGTGCAACAGGCGCTAGGGGCGCAGATGGAGCGCCTGGCCAGAACATCGTAAACCAACAAGGACAACAAGCCCTCAAGTATTGGGCAGGAACACAAGCGCAGTACGATGCCCTTCCAACCAAAGACCCTAACACGATTTACGATATTTTTAAGTAGGTGGATCTATGAAAGATAGAGTAAGAATCATGTTAGGAAGTAGAGAGATTGTCAAGCGTTATATCGGCGATAGGTTGGTGTGGGAGAGCTTGAAAAGTGTTACCATAAAAAACGCGTATCTCTCTTTTTATGAAGATTATCGTATTTGGGTATCTAATAGAGATATAAAAACAACTCTTGAAAATAAGAAAATAACAAAAGTAAGAATAGGTACAAGCGAATTCCCGTTAATCACGACAAAATCGCCGTATATCTCTGATAGTTCGTGCATTTTTTATCTGAGTAGCGAAACAATTGAAAACTTCAAACGCGTAGGAGTCACAACGAGGATTATTAGCCTTGATATCACATTCTACTATGAATAGAAAGGAAACAACACATGACACAATTTAATGAAATCATCATTGCCTTTGCGACAGGCTTTTTAGCGGTAGTCGCAGGCAGCATGGTAAAAACAGTAAAAGATTATCTTTTGCGAAAAGGCGGAGAAAAGGCGGTTATTATCGCTGAAATTCTAGCCAAGAACGCAGTTCATGCCGTTGAGCAAGTAGCTCAAGAAACAGGCTATAAAGGTGATGAAAAGCTAGAGCAAGCTCGTGATAAAGTTCGAGCTGAACTTACAAAATACAACATCAGCATGACTGATAAGGACCTAGACACCTTTGTAGAGTCAGCAGTGAAGCAGATGAACGACGCATGGAAAGGACAAGATTAATGGATATCGATACAAGCAGACTACGTACAGACTTGCCGATTGTTGGGTTTGAGCCTTTCCGTCAAGTACATGCCCACTCAACAGGCAACCGCAACTCAACCGCTCAGAATGAGGCTGACTATCATTGGAGAAAGGACCCTGAACTTGGGTTCTTTTCTCATGTCGTTGGTAACGGCCGTGTCATGCAGGTAGGTCCTGTAAACAAGGGAATGTGGGACGTTGGGGGTGGTTGGAATGCTGAGACCTATGCAGCAGTTGAACTGATTGAAAGCCATTCAACTAAGGAAGAGTTCATGACAGACTACCGCCTATACATCGAATTGCTACGTAATCTAGCAGATGAAGCAGGTTTGCCGAAAACGCTTGATACAGACGACTTGGCAGGTATCAAAACGCATGAATACTGTACCAATAACCAGCCGGATAACAGTAGCGACCACGTTGACCCGTATCCTTATCTTGCGAAATGGGGTGTTAGCCGTGAACAGTTTAAGCGAGATATTGAGAACGGCCTAGGCGCCGAAACAGGCTGGCAGAAGAATGATACAGGCTATTGGTACGTACACTCAGACGGCTCTTATCCAAAAGACAAGTTTGAGAAAATCAACGGAACCTGGTATTACTTCGACGGTTCAGGCTACATGCTTGCAGACCGCTGGAAGATGCACTCAGACGGCAACTGGTACTGGTTTGATCAATCAGGCGAAATGGCCACAGGCTGGAAGAAAATCGCTGAGAAGTGGTACTACTTCGACGTAGAGGGAGCCATGAAGACAGGATGGGTCAAGTACAAGGACACTTGGTACTACCTAGATAGTAAGGACGGAAACATGGTATCTAATGAATTCGTCAGAGCAGGTCAAGGCTGGTACTACATCAAACCAGACGGAACACTGGCAGATAAGCCAGAGTTCACGGTAGAACCAGACGGCTTGGTCACGACTAAATAATTTTTAAAAATAAATAGAAAGGAAACTTTTCTAAAATGTATTTCTACCCCACAGGACTCGTTCTTGTGGGGATTTTTTCGTTAAAAAGAGTAAGAAACATTGACTTTTTTAAAGAAAGATGTCATAATCAAGTTAATTCAAAAAAATATTATGGAGCGAGTAGGAGGAATGTGGTATGTTAAAAAATACAAAACGACCTCAATACTTTAAGTCTTTTTTACTTGGTATGACAGCAATTGTATTGCCTGTTTTTAGCTTTAACCAGAGCATTTCAAAAGTAAAAGCTGATACAGTCCCAGATTGGAAGAAAGTCAAAAGTGATTACAAGAAATCAACGATGGGCATTCAGAAAGAGGTAATGAAATTTGGATACCGAGAATAA